AGCCAGAAAAAAGCTAGGCAACATCAAAGACCAGAAAGAGAGACTGGAAGTGCTGGCAGAATTAGACAAAACATCACGCCGAACACTAGGATTGGATGACCAGAACGTAGGAGACAGAAAGGCCATGAGCGTAAATGCCATGATTTCATTACACGTTACTGGGCCACAAAGAGCGGAAGAGGTGGAAGTGGTAGCCACGCAATATAACAAGGCCGAAGTGGAAGAGGGAATTATCGTATCCGATAACGTGAAAGAGGAAGAGGAAGCGTGAAGAGGTAAAGGGAATCAGCCGGGCGGATTTGAGCCAAAAAAAAAGGCCGAAAAAAGGGCGACCCCCGAAAGGATCGCCCGATTTTCTATAGCCTATGAATAATCAGGATGCCTATGGCTTCCATGATTAAGATCAAGACGAGTGCAAGCTTTATCAGCTTGCACTTTTCTTCCCGAATATGTTTTCTCATCTGTTTACTTTTTAGCATTCAACTCATGGATTGCCCTCACCGCGTCAATGTGACCAAGGATCACATTGCCCAACTGCATTTTGCTAACGATCTGACGCGTTAGGCGCAAACGCGTTTCGTTGTCGGCAAGTATCGCGAAACGGTCGACCGCCGTTAGAATTATCGCAGCTTGAATCGCCGCCTTATTTTCGAGCGATTCACTTTCAACGGGCGCGCTTTTATCATCGTCTTTATCGTCTTTATCATCGTTCGATAAAGCTGATTTCACCTTGCGTGGCGACTCACCGCTATTCAATAGCTTCACGCATTCACCGCTAGTCTCATCGTCTTTAATGAGCTTGCTAACTTCGCGCAATCCATAAAGGTCACGCACCATATCAATTGACAGCCCCTTTGATTCAAATGTCTTCAAACTGCGACTCACGCTGATGAGATTGGCAATGGTGCTTCCTTTCCACTTATCCTTCAAATCCAATGCAAATGCTTTGGATTCCTCTTCAGGTCGATTGGCAAATATCCAGCCACTAAACAATATCGCTTCTCTCATTGCACTTTGCCCCGCTTCTAGCTTCGATATCACATACCCCGCGCAATCTTCGATTGGCAATTCCTCCGCTCCCTTATATGCGGGATTACGTTGCAAATATCCCAAGCTATTGCGCTTGAACATCGAATCAATATTCGTTGGCTCATTGACAACCGATAGTTTCACCGCTTGTTTTACTGCTTCTTGTTTTACTTTGTTTGGTTTCATCTGCTTTGGTTTATTTACACTCCATGCCAGTCAGATCAAATGTGATCCGACTAAACGACTCGTGATCGCTCGTGATTAATTCACGGCATTGAATGCAAATGTCCAAAGCAAACAAACGAGATTAAATGTCAAAGAACGATGCCCGATAGGTTGCCAAGGCAAACCGAAAGAACAATTTTCGTTCCAGCACAAAGCTGGCCGAGTATCCAGAATAGCAAATAAACCCTAGTTTGTCAACTGGATAAGCAGAAAAAACATTATCCCTAACGATAATTCAACCTGGCTTATCGCAAGTTACTTGCAAAGATAAATCTTGACGAGACGAGTAAATCAATATGCAAATGATTTGCATTAAAGGAATCTCTTATTCTGTGAGAGTCGACGGCATGGGGGGGCTACCGGCACAGGCCAAACTGGGGAAGGCTTCAGCGTTGACGTAGGCTCCAAATACTACAAAAACTAGAAAAACTGCTATTTCGGACTACAAAGACTGGTAGAATGGTGCGTCAATATGTGGATGTAACCATCCTTTTTTATTTGCTAGTAGCCATCTAGGTCATGGTTTGTGGTGTACATGAGGTAGAGGAGGTAGGCTATGAAAAGGGTTATCATATTATCGTTAACGATAGCGGTTCTCTAGGATGAAGCAGAGTAGAACGGTTATCCAAGCTAGGGCTAGTGCTAGGGTTTGGTCGGACATTTCTTATTCTTTTGGAAGAAGGAGGTACTTACTCCACGGGATTCTAGGAATTTGTTACAGGCTTTGTTTATCTCGTCTGTCCTTGTTGGTGTTTTGTAACCTACTCTAGCGTCATCTGGGGATACGTTGGCTTCTAGGTTGAGTTTGTTGTGTTTCATATAGACATAGCGTATTCGTCCCAGTTCATACTATATTGTAGTAGGCTTTTCCGTAGCACCCGGCTCTTGCTAGTTGGGTTGTACTACCTTCCTTACCTAACCATTGGTCTAGGTTTTCTTTTGTTAGTTCTATGGGATGACCTTCGTGGGGTGGGATGTCTACCCATTCAAAGATTCTGAGTACCTTGGCTGCTTTGAGTGCGTTTTTGATTATTAGCTCTGGGTCATCGGTGTGCTGGAGGCAATTGTAAATCCACGCTTCATCGAATTTATCGTTACCGATAAAATCTTCCCCTCTGATGACTAAGCAATCTATTTTCTTAGCTGCGTATCTGGCGTAAGTCCACTCTGGGTATAAGAGGGGATCGACAACCAACCCTTTTTTGAGGTTAGTGGTTTTGAGTAACATGGAGGTTGGGCCGCCGCCTATGTCGATTATGGACTTTCCGTGGACGTTGAAGGAGTATCCCTGTCTATCTAGTCCCATGTATTGGGCATAGACGTAGTGTTTTTGATCCTCGTCGTAGGTATTACAGCAGTCTCCCCAGTATTCTGATTCAAAGCTCATGGATAGTATTTGTAGAGTGAGTTAAGTCCATTTCCGTCTGCGTACCATCCCCGACCTTGGTAGATGTCTAGGATGTCATTGAAGTATTTCTCGTACATTGGGGCTACTTTCTCTAATGTGAAGTTCTTACCGAAGGCTAGGCAGTCTGCTGGTCTGATCTTCTTAATATTGTGCATGGCATCTATGAAGTCACCCATAGTCCTGCATCGGTATCCTGTGATCCCGTGTGGGTTGTTTTCAGCGAAGCAGCCCCAGTCTGTAGTTAGGGTTGGAGTACCTGAGAGTAAGTTCTCTACTTGGACTCCACCGAAGGGTTCTACATACATTGATGGGATGAAGGAAGCTGTGGCGTTGGACATTAACTTCTTTCTTAGGTTAACGTCTGCGTAGCCTACATATTCAACGTGATCTGGGAGTTTGTAACCTTCCTCTTTTTGCCCAGCTATCACTAGTCTTTTACCTAAGATTTCAGTCGCTTGAATAGCAACTTCAACTCCCTTGCCAGAATATACCCGACCAAGGTAAAGATAGTAATCCTCTTTTTTCTCGTTATAATCGAAATCATCAATATCAAAATAGTTGGGTATGACCACTTCATACCAGTCTTGTCTACAGTTACCTACACCTTGCATACCAGCATAAGCATGGTAGATGGCATAGGATTCAAATACTTTAAATCTAGCCCAGTGACCACCCGCATATCCAATGCCCGGCTCTACGACGATCATATCTTGATGAGCGTCACAGATCGGTCTGACTCCGCTTCCCCAAAAGGGGAGGATAAAGTCATGTTTTTGTTTTCTCTTACCTACTTCTTCAATAGCGTTTTTGTAGAAGGTTTGATAAGCATGATCGTTAGTATCAAACTTAAAAAATGTCTTACGCCAGTCATGGCTTCCATAGGATTTTTTAAAGTCATCATTGGTTAATACAGTAACGTGTTCCGTGCATGGTAAGTCTGAGTCTTCATGCCCGTAGTGGATGACTTCATGCCCACGTTCCGTCATCATTTTTCCGAATTTAACTACCTTTTGTGTATAAGCACAGGCATTAAACTCTTTAGATGAGACCGTGTGAGGAAGCCCTAAGATATGGAATCTCATATACTTGTCATAAACTCTTTAAGTTCTTTAATCTTCTTATGTAGGTCTTCTATATGTTTAATATAAGAAGAGTCTACCTCGTAGGTTGTCCAGTTTGTTCTACACCCTAACTTGGTGCAGTCGCGCCTTCTCTTTATCATGTTTGCTTTTTCTCTTGAGTCACAGACACTAGAATTTGATCCACACTTAGGGCATCGTTTCACTTGGTTGATTTGCTTCCCTTACACTTCCACTTCTTACGGGATAGGTTATTGGGGCTATTGGGGTCTGACTTCCAATCTCCCTTGATCTTAGCTGAACGAGCGCAATAAGCATCTCCTTTAGCTGTGCCGGGGCGGATTCGATCTCCACCATCCTTAGCCTTCCCAGCTTGCCCAAACTTGACAGTCTTAGTCCTGCCTGTAGCTGGGTTCTTTACTACTTTAGCGAATCTCTTTTCCATTAGGATTTGTAACCACGCTTGGTTTCTTTTTTCTTCATGGCTTTTGATTCTTTCTTCTCATGCATTTTCTTGTGTGCAGAATCTGACATCATTTTACCATTTGGCATTTTGTGTGTACCTGATTTTTTCATATTATTTTTTCTTTGCTGTTTTTGCTGATTGTTTGAATGCTTTAGCAGTTGGTGCGCCTTTGGCTCCAACCTTCCTCATCTTCTCGCCACTACCAGCGGCGATCCGTTTTTGTTTAGCGTTAATGTTTGAGTATAGTCCAGTTTTCATAATGCTTCTATTCCATCTCTTAATAGTTTAAAGAACGTGGAGGCAGAGATTGTCACCTTCCATTCTTTGTTGTTTTTCTTGTGAGCGACAGCCCACGCAATGCCATTAGCATCACGCTCGGCCTGTTCGCAAGCCTTATCTAAATTTAAATTCTGTACGCACTTTACTTCAAAGTGAAGTACACCTTTCAGTTCTTCGCACACTACGTCCGGGGAGTCCTGTCCTCCTGCGTGTTGCTGTCCACGTTTAGCGGTGTAACCTTCGGCGCGGAGTTCGTCTCTCCACATCCTTTCACCTCTGGCTCCTTTAGCTCTTGAGTTGATCATGGAAGCAAGGTATCTATATCTTGTGGTTCTGTCAATACATTTATCTGAATAAAGTATTGATTGTAGATTTTCATTCCTTCGTTCCAGTAATTCTCCGCTATACAATACCTCTCTTTGTCTTGTGACTGCCAGATACTTAATGCAGCATCCATGAATCTGGATGCCTTCCCGTATGCTTTATCTGTTGACATTAGAATACCTCCTCAATGCGTGAAGTTTCCCCATGCATGATAATATCTATCCTGTAATCCTTGGGGCCGCGCCTGTTCTTCTTCACGGTTACTTGGCTTTTGGTTTTCAGATGCTCAACGTAGATAACTTGATTGCTGTGCATCCCGATTGCCCGGCTCTCTCGTAACCTTCCATCATCATTTAACTGGGAGGCAGTCAGTACCACCTTGTGATTGGTAGATGCACACACCTTTAATCGTCTGGTTATCTCTGAAATGGCGTTTTCCCTGTTCTCTACACCCTCAATTGACACGATTTGGAGGTAATCAACGATGATAATGTCTGCTCTATCTTCCCCGACATAGCGGTTAATATTGGCCTCAATGTCATCAATATCGCTAATTCCATCTATAATTTGGAGTGGCATACCATGCAATTTGGTCAATGCGTTGGTGATTGCATCCAGTTCAGCCTTGTTTGCGTTGAGGTATTCTGCTCTTTCGCGGATCGGATAGCCAGCCATGTTGCAAGCCATGCGCGTTAGGATGTCTTTGGCATTCATCTCTAGTGAGAAGAAGACAACCGACTTCCCCTCTAACAGATTGGCTACTGCCGCTTGGACTAGGAAGATGGATTTACCTCCGCCCGTCTCTGACGCTACAGTCAATAACTCCCCATGATGCAGTCCGCCTTTTAATGTTCTGTCTAACTTGATCATCCCTGTGGTGAAGCATTGCTCTTTAGCCTTACCTTCCATCTCGTCGATGATCTCCAAGATAATATCTTTGACTGGCTTTATTTTTACTCCCCGATCCTCTGAACATCTCATTATCGTTTCCGATAATTTCTTCAGATCAGACTTTCCTGTTCTGATATTCGGCTCCTCTTCCTCGATAGCTTTCATGGCATCTCGGTATCCTTTGTTTCTGACTAACTGCTTGCGGTAATCATCTGCCATATCTTGACAAACCTTCCCAGAAGCGATCTTCATGGTAGAAAGAATCTCATGGACTTCGTTCTCTCCTCCCGCCGCTTCTATCTCGCCTGTTGCTTCTAACTCAGCAATGGCAGAAAACGGGCAACAAGCCCCTGTCCGCTGGTGAACCCCTTGGAGGGCAGTAAAAACCTTCCTGTGAGGCGGCAGGGCGAAATAATCCACCTCCCACGTTTGTTGCGCGAGGATGTTTCTGTCTATTGCGATTAAAGCTAACGCTGCCGCTTCGCTTTTGGTTGCTATTGGTACTGTTTTCATTAGTGGTGTTTTTTTCATTTAATTATTTTCCTTTAAGAATTGTGAATGCTGTTGCAGCCACAAGCGGAACTTGTCCATTTCCAATGGCTTTAATTCTGTCCACTGAATTGGCCATCCCATGATAGCTTCGTAAGCCGTAGGGTTTGGGTATATCGTCGAATGCTCCCTCTGCCCCATGCTCCAAAGGTTGTACTGCGCGGCTCGTTGTTGAAAAGCTGAATCTCGACTTGTCCCCTTGTAATCCACTCGTTGCGGAGTAGGCCACAATCCAGACTCGTTCTCTTCTATGAGGTGCGCCGACATGGTAAGCTCCCACAACTCCCCATCGTGCATCATACCCCATCTCGGAAAGATCGCCAAGCACTCGGTCGAGTCCTCGAAGAGTAAGCATTGGTGAGTTCTCCACGAATGCGTATTTGGGTCGTATTTCGCCAATGATTCTGGCCATCTCTCCCCAGAGTCCGCTTCGTTCTCCAGTGATCCCGGCTCCTTTTCCTGCGCTTGAGATGTCTTGGCAAGGAAATCCTCCGCAGACGACATCGACTTTCCCTCTCCACGGAGTTCCGTCGAAGGTGGTGACATCATCCCAGATTGGGAACTTTGGCAAGATGCCGTCTCGTTGTCTTTGAAGCAGGACTTCTCGGCAGTAAGGTTCAATCTCAACAGCACAGATTGTGGTATGTCCAAGAAGCATCCCGCCAAGGATACCTCCCCCTGCCCCTGCAAATAAGTGTAGCTCATTCATTTTGTTTTCTATTGGTTAAAAGTTAGCGAAGCGTTCTGGTTTGATTGTGTTCGTTGAGCGGATGACCCAAGCGGTAAGGAACGCACGGGTGTACTTACGGTCTGGGTGGGCGAGTAGCCATGACTGGGCGTTTTGAGCTTCACGCTCCACGTCCTTTTCTGGGTTTAGTTTTTGAAGTTCTGTAAGGAAGGTAGCGTCTACTGGTTTTTGCTTTCTCTCTTTTTTAGTTATTACTTCTTCTTCTATTTCTTTACTAGTAGCGGGTTTTCCCGACTCGGGAAAATCCCGTTTCGGGAAATCCCCTTGTCGGAAAGGATTCTCTAAGTGAGGTTCATCGTAAACATAATACTCCCAACCACCCGGCTCGTTACCACTACGAGGCTTGCGCCAGACATACTTAAATTCAATTAGTTCATTCAACCCAGATGAAGTTGAATCATTACCATCTGTAGATATGGTACGAATATGAGCAACATAGACCTCCCATGTATCAGGCAATGATAGCAAGTAAGCTAACATACCCTTTGCTTTCCATGACAATCTTTTGTCATTAAGCATCTCATTAGGAACAATCGTGTAATTAGACTTCCGCTTTTGGCGGTAGATATTTTTACTCATTTTAAAAAAGGCGACCCCTTGTGATGGCGAAGAAACGCGGCAACTGACGCATGAGAGTGGTGTACCACCACAAGGGATCATATATTTTGTTTGTTAATTTAAGTTTCTTCAACCTCGGCTCTCACCCCGAAGGCACGATTGCTCGTACAAGACAGACACTACTACATCTAGTGATAGTGTCAAATGTTTTTTACAATATTTTTATCGGTAACGATAGTCACTCTATGTTTACGGACTTAATCTCATCCCGTGACCACTGATGTATACGATCATTGATCTTGTCCCATATTTCATCAGCGTCATCTTCATTCTCACATTTGTAGATGCAGCGTTGTTCACCGATAGAATCATCCTTGATGAAGAAGTTAGACTGGTAGATTGTCAGACCAGTTGCGGCGGTAGTTGCAACAACAGCAGTATTGTTGGGTTTGAGTGCCATGTTGCAGATGCCTTGGTCAGATTCATATTGTGCAATGAAACTGGTATTAAGGGCAGCGGCAAGAGACATATTTGTAATCAGAACTGTTTGCCTGATTGCGGCAAGCATATGCTCTGCGTCTTTATCTACTTCGTTGTTTTCGTTAGTGTTATCCATAAGTAAATAGACTATCAAAAAAGTGTTGACTTGTCAATAGGATTGGTTTATTTTTATTTGAAATGAAGCATCCATTATACGAAGCATATGAATCATGCATGACTGCCTATGAGCAGTCTCGCTACATTCGTTCCATTGGACGCAAGACCTTTGCCAATCAGCTACGGGAGACCCGCAAGAAGATAGGGATGACGGTCAGGCAACTAGGCGACAAGATCGGCGTGACTGGATCGTTAATCAACCAGATCGAAGTAAATTCCAAGAGCATTCTGAAGAAAGAACAAGTGGATAAAGTGATCGAGCTATGTGCGCCGAAATTGAAAACTACCATCAATGCTGAGTAGAAAAAAAGGGTTTAAAAAAACAGGAGCAAGGCTAAAGCCTGTTTCAGATAAGCGTAAGGTTCTGAACAAAGAATACTCTGAAGCGAGAAAGGAATACTTTTCCACTCATCCAAACTGCGAGGTATGCGGGGCTGGAGCTACAGACATTCACCACAAAGCTAAGAGAGGAAAGAACCTTTCTAACCTAGAAATGTTTATGGCAACGTGCAGAACGTGTCATAATAGAATCCACGATAATCCTGCGTGGGCAAGAGAATTAGGATATTTAATATATGAGTTCAAATAATACATTCGTTTCAATGATCATCTGCGAGGGCTACCATGAAGATGAAAACCAAACTAAGATTCTTTTCCAACAGCAGTTCAATCAATGCTGGGTAAAGAAAGCGGACATCAAAACAATGGAAACACTAGGCTTCCACGATGGACGTAAGTTCATTCGTATAGTTATTCCAGAGGAAGTAGCGAACACGCTAGAGCTTCAAGGCATTCTGGATTAAAGGTATCCTTATGTGCTGGCTATGTGCAATCACCAGTCACCATTCTCATCAGATGAATAGCTGTCATCTTCAAGTGCTGCGATTAGCTTTTCATCTCTAGCCCAGAATCGGTTCGTTGGGACAGCTTTATCGTTTCCGATAAAAACAAGCCCGTATCTCCGCGCCATCTCTAGACAATACAAGAAGCTATCAGCTAAATCGGGAGAGAAGCCCGTTCGCCCCTTGTAGTCATCTTTAGTCTCTACCGAAATCTTTTTAGATTTGAGTTTGTATCTACGGATGCAAAGCTCCCGCGCCAATGCGCCAGCGGATTCAACTCCATAGATGACCCGGCTCTTAAAACCATGATAAGCTGAGTACCAGTACTCTGATACTAAACGATCATAAACTTCATTACACGGGCGTTTATCAACCTCTGCTGCCATACGTTCAGTTGGCTTGCCCATAGAAGATATAAGAACAATAGAATGACCACTTGTATCAAACTTCAACCACTCGCGTATAATTGCCTGACCAACTCGACCACCATCACCCGAAACGTCCATTCCAAACTTCTGTGGTTGGACATTGTATGTCCTACACTTCTCAACAACGTCTTTAGCTAATCCAACCTCAAATTCAGCCGCCTCCCGCGCCGATAATTGAATGACATCTTGTTTTTCTAGCCACATCACTTTATTGCGAGTCCCGCGAATGTACCCTAGTTTAGCTACCGTCAGTACGCACCTATCTCCACCAACCGTAAATGCTGTATCGAACCCTGCTACTTTAGTGAATCCCTCTGCATCCCAGATTGGTTCTATATTTGTTTCAGCGTTACGGATCAGATCAGCGGTGAGGATGGTCTGGGCGAATCCAGACTTCGGCCACCAGCCAATAGCGTTACGAACGTAGTCGATAGCATTCTCGTCTCCGTAACATTGTTTGAGCATGATCTCCTGCTTCTTTCGATCCATCAAGAAAGGGAAAGGTGAAGGCTCATGTATAGGAGCTTGAAAGTTAGGAGACCTCATTCCATTGTAGAACAAGCAAACGCCAGTTTCAGTCTCCCACCTATCCATTTCTGGACTGACTACATCGAAGTTAGATGCGCCTTTAGGCATAGCCCAGCGAGTATGAGGGTTGTCACCAGCGGATGGGTTTCCGATACCAATAAAGACTACGTCATTGTTAGCTGATAAGTTAACACGGGCAGTTATCGCGCCTAGCTCCATTTCTGGCAACTCATCAAGGGCTAGTCTAACCCGGTCATTCTTACGACCACGGGTAGTATCAATAGCCTTCTGACCCTCGTTACCAGACTGAAACGCCAGAGCTTTGATGGCATTGCGATAATCCTTATCCTCATCATTCGATCCACCACCCCAAACAATCATGTGGCGATAATCAATGAGTTTACCAAACTGGACGGCAGCGGACTTCCATAGCTTAGAGATGATACCCCAGATACGATCTTCGGACGCACCAAGAGTAGTGGTAGCAACCCAAGACGAGGTGCAATGTGGAGCGGAACACCAGTCAAGGTAGACCCAAAGACCAACTGGAAACGACTTTCCCATCGAGGCCGCGCCAGCTAAACAGATGTCATCATTATTGCAGAGTTCTTCCAGAGTTCTCAACAACTGAGTATTCGTATAACCTCGATTGACAATACAAACTTCAGTAGGCCATTGGAGTTTAACTGCCTTTAAGAAATGCTCGTATGGAGTAAGCAATTTAAAATCTGAAAGATTTATATTGTGCTTATTGCAGTAATCTCTTCCGTATTCACCCTTGCTAATAGCGTAGCAGTATAGCTCTATACCTAGCTCATCCATGTTCTCAGGGAATTTAATACCGTACTTTTGGATGCCTGTGTTTCCAGAAAAAATTCTTGACATATCAATAATAAAATATATTTTCCAACTAAAGGCAAGATGAAACTCAAAAATAGAAACCTATCTCCAGTCGGCGGGTGGTACTACAAATACGAGATCAAACGTAATAATCTCACCTTCCCAGCCGTAGTCTATGGAAGCACATGGAGCAACTTAATTTCAAACATCCAAAAAGATTGTCGATCCAATGGAGTTGAAGTTCCAAGTAACATTGAGCAACTTGTCGAAGATCAAATTTGCGAACGCCAGCCAAGTGATCGTTGCTGGTATGCTGATGGGATTGGAGACAGAATCGCGCAAGCAATCCATACTGTAGCAGCCGTCACAGACAGGGTGCTTGGCACTAAACTAGAACACAAAGCAAGGGGATGTTCTTCTTGCAATCGACGCAGGAATGCGCTTAACTCGTTATCGTAAAC